GGTCTTGCAACCCGCGCCGCCCCGGCGGCCGTAAAAGATTCCTTACCCCCACGCCCCCCGGCGCTTACGCAAGTCCCCAATCGTCCACCCCTTCGCTTTCGACCCGAGCTAACCCGTTGATGCTCCGTCGCTGCGCGGTGCTGATCGAGCCGCTCCCGCAGGACGGCCTCGTTGATCGCAGCGAAAAACCACTCTGCTGCCAGCTCCTGCTCGCACGTAGATGCCGTTTCCTTCGCGTTTCTGACTGTCAGATTGCGCGGTGAGTATCCCTGCCGCCCCCCTTGCCCAGATCGTGCCTTAAAACCCATTTATTCGCCCTCCCGCCGGTCCATTGCCTGCCGGAGCCCGTCCGCGCTGCTCATCGCGTCCTCGTGGTGCCCGACGCTGGCCCTCGATGCAGCGATGACCTCGGCAACCTCGGGGAACGTGAGCTTGATGGCTCGGATGTCTTGCTGCCATTGCCAATGGACAGCCTGCCGCGTGCAGCCTCGCGTCTGCGCCTGCTCCTCGTAGCTGGCGAGGATGCTGCCCGTGTCGCCCGAGCCGAACCGCAGCACGAGCCGAAACGCGCTCGGTGATAGGTCGGCTAACGTCGCGAGGTTGCGGACCAGCTTGGCCGCTGACTCCCGCTTGGCCGCGTCGAGCTCAAGCAGGCGCTCGAACGTCTCCGCAAGGATCTTCGCCGCCTCCGATGCGCCGTCGTACCGCGTGCGGTGGACGGGGTTCTTGTTGAGCGTGTAGGTGATCACGTTACAGCCCGCGCAGCGGGTCGTGCACCAGCGCCTCGTCGTGCTCGCTCAAGGCGACCGCTGCGATGCCCTTGAGCGGCAGCTGGCCTAGGCTCTCCTGCTGCTGAATGCCCGCGATCAGATTTCGCAGGCGCTTGCGCCGCTCGCTTAACTCCTGCACCAGCGATTTCTGGTGCCCGTTGATGGCCTCGATGGCCCTCGCGGCTCGTGCCGCCAGTCGTAACGCCTCTAACTCCCGCCGCTCGCTCTCGTTTTCCACGTTGGTCGTCCTCGTCCGGCTTTCGCGTTGAGCTTTTGATGCTTCGCCCACGCGTGAGCCGTAATGTTTTTGGGTTTCGTGTTGTTGTTCGCCTTAGCCATTGCCGCGCGCGACTAGCGAGCCTGTGTCGAGTTGCTGTCAAGCCCAGAAGCTACTCGAACGATTGCCTCCACGCGCCGAGGCTCCCTGCCCTCGATGCGGGCGATCTCGTCCTCGAGGGTCTGGCAGGCGATCTCGTACTCGTTGAGGATAGGCCGGAGGCGACGCTGCACTTGCGTGCGAGCCTTGAGCAGTTGGCTGATACGGTCTGGTTTGGTTTTCATCGGTTGGGTTGTTTGGTTGGTAGAGCGAAAGTCGCCGTCGCCCGACGGAAGTAGAGCCCAACGCTGCCCGTGCCGTCGTTGCGCCCCTTAGCTTGGATCGCGCTTACGTAGAAGGTCGGCAGATCCTCCGCGCCCGAGGTCAGGCTTTGCGCGGCGCCCGTGATCGGGTCTTCGCTCGGCCGGTGCAGGAGGACGATCTTATCCGCGTCCTGCTCGATGTCGCCGGACTCGCGGAGGTCGTGGATGCGCGGCACGCGCTCGTCGCGCTCGGAGTCGCGGTTAAGCTGCGCGAGCACCATCACGACGCAGTCGTTGCGGAGCGCGAACTGCTTCAGCGCCCGCGAGACGCGACCGACGCTCTGGGCGCGGTTCTCCCCGCGGGAGGGCGTCGCGTCAGGCATCAGCCCGATGTAGTCCACGACGACAAGCCTCGGCGGTGTCTGGCGCGCCCGCAGCACCTCGGCGCGCGATTGCATCGTCGCGAGGCTCACGTTGCCCGCGGCGACGACCTCGAGCGGCGCCTTCGACACGCGCTGCGACGCCTCGCGGAACGCCTCGACGTCCTTCGGGTGCGTCCGAGAGTTGAGCGAGCGCAGCGAGATGCCGGAGATCGTCTGCGCGAAGTTAAGCGCAAGCGTCGCGCCGATGACCTCGAGCGAGGCGAACAGGACTTGCTGCTCCTGCGCCAGCGCGACGTGCAGCGCCACTTGCCGCGCGAGCGACGACTTGCCGACGCTCGGCCGGGCGGCGACGACGACCATCTCGCCGCGCTGCATCGTGCCAAAGACGCGGTCCATCTCTCCGAAGCCCCAGCCCAGCGCGCCCTCGCGGATGCCCTCGTGCTTGCCGGACACGCGCGCCGTGATCTCCTCGTCGGCCTTTGCGAGCGACTCGGCCCACGACTCGTTCCGCTGCTGCGCCTCGATGGCGAGGATGCGCGCTCCGGCTTCGCGGACGAGCTCCTCGGCGGGCTCCGATCCGGCCTCGCGGATGTTGGTCGTGATCGCCCCAGCCTCGCGCATCAGCTGGCGCAGGATCTCGCAATGCCGCACGCGCGTCGCGAAGAACTTCGCCCGCACGGTGGTCGGTGTTGCGTGCGCCATCGCCACAACGTTGTCGTGCGTGACCTCGAGCAGAGCCTGCGAGGCTTCGCGTTCGTTCTTCGCGATCTTGAGCTTGATCCAGACCGTCGTCTCATCGACTGGCTCGCCCGCGAGCAGCATCGCCGTGATGATGCGCCAGACGGTGCCCGCCATCGGATCGACGAACGAGTCGGGCGTGAGGTCGAAGCTCATCGCCATCCCGACCACGCCCGCCGGATCGATGAACGCGCAGCCGACGAGCGCGCGCTCGGCCTCGACGTCAAAAGTTGGGTCGGGCTTCACTTGATGCCGAATTTCTCTTTGATGCCGGGCACGCCCACGAGCAGCGACTCAGCAAAGGAATTGTCGAACTGCGGCTCGGGCGTCGGCTCGGCGCGGTTGAGATTGGCGACGGCCTGCTTCGTCCAGTCGTCCACCGGCGCGGCACCAAGGCTGGCCCAATGCTTCGCCAGCGCGGGAGCGGTGAGCGCGGCGCCGGAGAACTTGCGGGCGTAACGCTCGGCGCGGCGCTTGATCTCCTGCGGCGTAACGTCCGGCGAGGCGGCGCGGATATCGCGGAGGGCGGCGTTGAGGGCGCCGCGGCCGGGCTTGGTGAGGCTCTTGGCCTCGACGCCGGTAGCCTCGCAGAGTGCCTCGAAGATGAGGTCACGCGGGCGATCTGTCGTCCCGACCCGCTCGCCCCTGTCTTGTTCCTTGTCCTTGTCTTGTTCCTTGTCTTGTTCTTTTTCTTGTAGGCTTTGATAGCCTACTGGAAAGGTATCGATAGCCTTTCCAATAGCCTTTGATTGGATTTCCGAAAGGCTTTGAAGGCTTATGCCGTGACGCTCAAGGCAGGCAAAGACCGGCTTGTGAGGCTTACAGTCCTCGGACAAGAACCCGTACTGGAATCGAATGAAGCCCCGAATCATCAGCTTTCCGCTATCCAAGCGGTGCAGCTGGCGATCAAACGCGCGAAGGTCTTTCGCGGTGACTTCGTCTCCGATCTGGAACGACGCCAACTCAAAATCAATGTCGATGACGCCCGACTGATCGCAGTTATCGCATAGGTAAGACCAAAGGCATTTCTGCTTCGGGCTTAACTTGCGGAACCAAGCGTCGCGCCACTTATCGGTCTCGGTAAATCTCTTGCTCATAGTCAGTAAATAAAACCCCGGCCCGCCTGCGGTGAGACTTGCCCCGCGATTGACATCGCGAAACAGGCGCAGACGGCCGGGGAAATTGTTGGTTTAGCTGACATACGCGACGAGTCTCACCTCGCCTGTTTGCGCGCAACTTCAGCCCGCTTCGGGCTCCTGCAAGCTTTTTCTTTCTGGCATCAGCAGCGACTCCAGCATCCCGACCGTCGCGCTCGCGCATAGCTTGCCCGGCACGACGCGCACGACGCGCCAGCCAGCGACGACGGCGGCGTTGTACTTCTCCATATCCCCGACGAAGCCAGCCCCGCGCGTATGCCGTCCGCCAGTCCAGACGCCGCCCTCGACCTCGAGCGCGACCTTCTCGCCCGGCCACGCATAGTCGAAGCGCCACCGCCTGACAGCGTGGAACCGATGCTCGCGCACCGGCGCAGGCAGGCCGATAGAGCGCAGTAGCCGCTCAAAGCGCGAGACCGGGACGGCCGGAGGCTCCGGCGCCGCAGGCTCCCGCACGAGCGAGACCGTGCGCGGCCGCGGCATCTGACCCAGTTCCGCGCGCACTTGCTCGCGGTAGCGTGGGGAGAGATCGGCCAATGTCGGCTTGCTCACGGCACCAGCCTCCGATCAATGCCGCGTCGGTCGGCTAGTAATTCGCGCTCGGCCCGCGTGACTGGTATGCGGAGCATCGTCAGGCGTCGCGCGGCTGAGTTCACCGACCGCTCGCCGATCTGGAGCATCGCGCGAATCTCTTTCCACGGGCGCATCTCAAGGAGCGCGCGGTCGATGGCGTCGGACTTCGGATGTCGCGGATGGCTCACAGCGCCACCCCTTTCCGCGCCGCGATGATCCGCAGACGCTCCTCGTCGGTGATGTAGCCGCGCCGCATCCCGCGGAGGCGGTAATGGTAGTGCGCGTGCGAGTTGCTGATGCCGAGCAAGTGCGCGGTCGTCTTCGGGTCGTGCATTTCGCGGATGCATTGCTCGAGCTTCGCGTCGTGCTTGGCCCATTCTTCTTTGGTCAGTTTGCGGTTCATTTGGTTTTTTCCTTAAAGCGCCCGAGCTTGTCGCGGCGCTTCTTGTCGAGGTCGAGCGAGCGGAAGAACGAGTCCATCCACTCCTTGTCCCGGCCGATCCGTTCGCCATCGCGGACGCCCCAGAAGTAGCCGCCGAGGAGCCCCGTGATCAGCGCGAGGGCGATGCCGCAGACGATCTCGGCGTTACTCATCGTCGTGCCCTCCGTCATTGTCCTGCGCGGTCAGCAGCGCGTAAGCCACGACGGCCACGAGCAGGAGCGTCATCGCGAGGAACGTGCTCATCGCGCACCTCCCGCGTACCACTTCGGCAGCCCGAGCTCGGTGACCTCCGGCTCGATGTTCGGCCAGTTGTCCGTTTCGCGGCAGATCTTGAGCCGCCGCAGATCGGCTAGCGATTCGTCCTGCCCAGTCGCGACGGCTTCGTCGGTCAGCTTGAAGACGGCGACGCCGAACGGCGCCTGCTTCTCGACGGCGATGAAGTAAAAGTCAGTCACGGGCGCGCCGATGACCTCGGTGATCAAGGGCAAGTAGAAGCCCGCCTGCCGGTGGTAGCCGAACTGGAAGCAAGCGCGCTCGAAGCTGCGGAAGGCGTCCGCGTCGAGGCTCTCAATCGTCTTGAGGTCGGCCACGTATGGTCGCCCTCCCGAGAGCGAGCAGCCGATGTGCGCGAACCAGTCCGTCCGGCATTGCAGCGGGATCGCGCCCGTCTCGACGCGCCACGAGAGTTCCGGCGTGCCTTGCGCGAGCAGCTGCGCCGCAAGCGGGTTGGCGCGGACGGCCTCCATCATCGCGGAGATCTGCGCCCACTCCTCCGCGTCGAGAAAGTCCTTGCCCGCGTGCTGAGCGGTGAAGGATTCCCACGCAGCCTTGCCCTCCTTTGTCCTGCGGTCGATGCCCTCCGGCCGCTGCGCGTACAGGGTCGGGAACTTCTCCGGCTCGAGCACCGCGCAATGTGTCGCGCTGCCGATGCGGAAGGCCGCGGTCGGCTCCGGCGCCGGTAGCTCCTTGGTGACGTACCGCATCTGGTAGAGGCGCGGGCGGCGACGGAAGACCTCGAGCTTGCTATGGCTGACGGCCGGGTTGGCGTGGTACTGGGCGTGCGTCTCGATGATCATCGGGCGCCCTCCTTCTCAAGATCCGCGGCGGCGCGGAGGAGCTCGCGCGCTTGGTCGCGCAGCCGGGCCACCTTCTGTTGCGGCGAGGGGAAGTGCTCGAGCCGTAGGCGCTCGGTCGCCTCCTCCGGCGTCGCGCCCTCGGCGTGCTTGTACGAGAAGCGATCCGAGCCGTGTTTGCCGTAGGCCCAGACGCGCACGTCCTTGGCCGTGATGGTCATCGAGATGCCCTCGAGATCCGCGCCGAACTTCTCGGCGAGGCGCTGCTCCTCGGCCTTGATGGCTGCCCTTACCTCGTCGATGTTCACTCGGCACCTCCCTCGAGCCCGAGCTTGCTTTGCAGCGGATCGACTTCCTGCTCGCTCTCGTCGCGGAACCGCGCCGACCAGCCGAGGCGGACGGTCACGATTGGCGCCTGCGCGACGGCGTCGAACTCGACGACCGCGGTGACCTTGGCGCGCGGCTCCGATGCGGCGTCGTCCTCGATAAAGGACTCGGTCGCGCTCTTGCGGATCGCGTCGTAGTGGGTTTCAAAGAGCGAGCGGAACTGCTCCGCGGCGCTCGCGATGACTGCTGCTTTGACTTCGTTGGTGCTCATTTTGGTTGGGTTCAAAGGTTGTTGCTCAGTCCGGCCGCGACCTTATCGGCCAGCGGCGTCACGTTGACGGGCTCGGCCGGGATGTCGCGCGCCTCCTCGACCGTCCTCAAGCCTTTCAAGACATCCCCGAATAAGTCGCGCAGGACGTAGCCCCGCGCGCGAAAGCGGAGCATCCGCTTCGGGTACTCGCTCCACGGGCCGGGCTTGCCGGTCAGCTTCGCCCTCTTCGCGTCGGCCATAGTGAACGTCTCGACCGTCGTCTGATCTCCGCGGCTCGCCGTCACGCGGTAGCCGTGCGCGTCGCTGCCGGGCTCTCCGATCTCCTCCTCCTTGTAGCTCGTCAACAGGCCGGAGGCGCGGACCAGCGCGAGCGCCGCATCGCCATAGATGGCGGGGCGCCCGTTGATCACCGCGGTATTCTGCAACGCGGCCATCGGCGTCAGCCCGAGCTCGGCGCCGAGTTGGATCGCGACGAGGACGGCCTCGGGCTTCTCCATCCCTTTGGGCGCAAAGCCAGAGGCGCAGATCGCGTTCGCGAATCGGTAAGCGTCCTCGAGCGAGGCAAGCTGCACGCCCTGCTGGCCGAAGTTGATCGGCGCACGGCTGGCGGTTTTGGTGACGGCCGTGCTGGCCGTGGTGGTGATGTCTGCTTTGACGTCTTCGCTGTTCATTGTTCGGTTGTCGTTTTGGGTTGTTGTTGTTCACACGCCCGGCGCTGGGAATTCTCGGCGCCGGGCAAAGTCTTTAGAACGGGACGCTCTCGTCGATGTCGGGCTTGGCCGTGCTCGGCGCGAATTGCATCTCGGCGATTGGCGGTTTGCCCACGAGCGTGCCGCGCTTCTGGTGATAGAGTTGCCGCGCAGCGTTCGCGAGTTGCTCGTCGGCGGGCCTCGGCGGGAACGGCTTGCCGTTGTTGCCGAGCCTCGGCTCTTTCGGCGTCGCGTACCACTCAACCGACTTGTCGCCAAGCGAGCTTAACGGCTGGCCGTCGTTCTTGCCGAAGTGGACGCAGACCGCGCCGGGCTCGGCGACAAGCTGCGACGGCTGCGGGATTGCGACTTGTCCGGTGGGCGCAGGAGCAGCGGGACGAGCGGCCGGAGGCGCTGCGATGGCGCGCTCGAGCAGCTGTCGGATGGTAATTAACTCAGCGAGGATTTGATCGTTCATTGGTGGGAAGTTTTGGACTTGGCCTTGCGCTCGGCGACTTCGGCCGACTGCCTGCTCTCAAAGCTCGGAAGGTAGTGCCCAGAGATGGCGCGGCGGTTGAGGAAATCGCGGAAGCCTTGCTCAACGTCGCGGGCGATGTCGGCCCAGCGGAGCCAGCCCTCACCGCGGATGTACACGTATTGTCCACTCCGCTCGGCGACGCCGTGCGTGCCCGTGTACCGCGCAGCCGAGTGCCCGCCGCCGGTCGTGTTTTTCATTACGCCCTGTGGCCGGTACGGCTTGCGCTTTGTCACCGCTTGCCCTCCATCGCCGCCCGCACCTTCGCCGCGTAGCCAAGCGTCGCGGCCTTGCGCGCGCCCGCCGGGCCTCCGTTGTGGACGCGGGCCAGCGTCTCGACATCGCCCGCCGCCCACGCCCGCGGCGCGTACCGGCGCAGATAAGCCTCGGCCACGCGGCGCGAATAAGCGAGGTCAGCGCAGCGCGAGTAGTCGCCAGCCACGCGCGAGTCCGCGTGGTACCCGCGATGGATCTGGAGCGGACCAAGCGCCTTGCCGCCGTCGCCGAGAATCGCGCCCGTCCGGCCGGAGGTCTCGACCTGATGCAGCGCCCGCCAGAACGACTCCGGCGGCGAAGCGTGCGCGGCCGAGGCGATGGCGAGGAGGAGAGCGGTTGTTTTGATCACGGCGCGACCCTACCACAGCGGCCGCAAAACGAAAGGCCAAACTGCACTTTCTCCACAGCCACGCCGCAAGGCGCGCGCGGGCAAAGACTTAGGCGGAATCTTTTTTGAGCTAAAGCTGCACGCGGTTGAGCATCTCGCGCCGCTTGGCGCAGCCTCCGCACGACTTGATCTGCGTCCCAGCCACGCGGTCGATGGCGCCCGCGATGGGCTGCGCGACTGCGGCGACGAGGTCGCCGAGGCCGTAGGTCTTGCAGCGGCCGTACTGCGTCCAGCGCCGCGG